CGCGGGGTGAACATCTTCCCCGCATTCGAGGAACAAGCTGGTCTTGTTTCCGTTGGTGGTGTAGACTATCGTTTCTGGCTGGGCCGCTCAGTTTGGGATGAAGACTCAGCAGGCTGCATCTTAGATCTGGTGACTCAACCGTCGTTCTCTCCACCTACGGTACAAGCGCTTGAACGGCAGATTGCCGCACTGAATGCGCGGGTCGCAGCGCTTGAGCCTCCACCACCGCCTCTTTGGTATCTCGCCACGAGCGCGAGCAGAGTCTTTACCCCAGCTCGAATTCTTGCTGGCGCTAGTTCAACTAATCGGACCCAGCAGGTTCCCATTTATCCTCACGGAGTAGAGAATGCTTATGTTGGGGTTTGGGTACCTGATTCTGCACCAGACTTACAGAACATTCAAATAAGCGGATTCGGTCAGATTGGAGCTTACGAAAAGCTGGATGACACAGTCACCGTCAACGGTGTAGCCTACAAGGGGTGGGTCTCCTATCGGCTTCTGCGACCCACGCTTATCGGTACAGACATCACCATCATCTTCCAAGACTAACAGCGGTCACCCAGTGTGAACGGATCGAACCATGTTCGGAATCTTCAAGTTTCTCTTCGGATACTTCCCGGCAGAAGCCGAGATCATCAAGCTTACCGACGCTAAGTACGGTGAAGCACTGCTTTTGTTCAACGGGACTAAGATGGACGATGCTCGCAAGAAGCTAGTTTGGTGGATGATCAAAGAGGACGTTGCCCGCGAAGCGCAGCAGCGGCGAACCGTTGCCATGTTGATCTGGTTCATCGCCCTCGAAGCGGTGGGCGGCGCAGCACTAGGAGCATATGTCCTGTGACCTGCACCCATCAATGGATCATCGAATCCCCATCTGGTAAGACCTGTAAAGGCGTCTGCTCCGTCTGCGGAGCCGAGTCCGAATTCAACTCCAGTATGGGAGATGAATACGCCTCAAAGGGTCGACATCATCACGTCTCCACCAAAGAGCGTGCCTACATCAACAACACGAACTTGAGGCCCTTCGTCTCACCGTACATTCAGCCTGAATACGCCCAAGGAAATTTACATGAGTAAAGCGGACTGGCGAAGGCTCTCCACCGAGCAACGGGTTCAGTCCGCATCTGCCCTCGGCTCCAAGATCGAGGAGAGATACGCTTACGGTGCGAAGACCTACGGCCTCAACTTTGAAGGCGATCCGCTACAGGAACTAGAAGAAGAGCTTCTAGATGCGCTCATCTATCTTCAGTGGGCTAAGCGTCAGCGGAGCCATGCTGAGGGTTATCAGCTTCCGCTTTTGTGATGTCAATTTGTCTGCCGGTGAACTTCAAACTTGACTCTATCTGTTCTATGCCTTATACTTCGGTCAGCGGGAATTCCGCGAGCAAGTGAAAGGTGTTGGAGATGTTTGACCCTCTGAGTTTCGGGCTGGGAGTTTTCTGGGGGATGTTTGCGGTGACCACGATCTCTTTCTGGATGATGGATCGAAGGTAGGGTAATCGTGGTCGAGTTCGGAATTTTCACGGCCGGCTCGCTCACTGGAATGCTCATTCTGGGAGCGATGCTCATTTGGAGTTGGAATCGGAGTTGATGATGTTGTTTGAGATTTTCCAAGTTTCTACCATGATCATGACAGTAGCAGTTCCTACCGTTGTTATCCTTGATGTGGTCTTTCAGCTCACCTCACGTCGTCGACGCGAGTGGCTGAAAGCCCCCGATCAAACTGGAGACTGATGCCTTGTGAATGTCTTCTGGGCGCACTTGGCCCGCTTCCGAGATACTCCGACTGTAACTCGGAGCTGAACACTGCTCGGAACACTCGAGATTCGTCCATCCGAACGGCGGCTCAACCTTTGGTGAGCCGCCTTTCTGAGTCGGTCGGTCGCAGGGCATCTGGGGGTATTAACGGGTTTCAGACAAGCGGCAGCATTCAAGTTTCAACAGGAAATTTGGCTGTATACACTAACGTTTCGTTTTTAGCAGCAGTCCGTAATGCCCTAAGCGTGTGGCGCACTGAGAATCTCGATCTCTCGGGCGAGAGTAATGTAAATGGCGGAGACGTTGCTAACTCAATCAAAGATGATCTGCAGGTGGTGGGTGAAGATCTAAACTCTCAACGATCTGATGTTGAAACTCTAGCCCGTAGGCTCCAAAACAGTTTGAACGTTAGTACACTTTCCGGCATTCACACTATTGTTGACCAACTATTGCTTCAAGCGTACAGAGATACCAACCGCGGTGCCGCGTTGTCGCTTACCGATCAGGCTCAAAGGTTATCGCCTAATTATGTATCAACGATTAATGCGTTGGTGGATGCAGTCATTCGACCAACGGATTCATTTTCCAGCACTAATGTAGATTCTCTTGTTGATCGATTTTCAGGTGAGACATTTGGAATTCTAGGCCGACCTCGAGTTTCTCGAGTATCTCTATGGGGTCTGTACTACACTCCGGGGGTTCGAATTGGTGTTGTTCCAGTAGGGGGGATATCTGAGACCTCAAATGTGGAAACAGTAGAAAACGCAATCAGGGTTCCACTTGGTGTTTCTCCCGCCGAAGTCTCTGCACTCCGTGCACAAGTTGACAACATCCTAGCGGTCTACGCAGCCACCTACGAAGAACTTGAAGACGACTACTGCTCCGCTTGCGAAGGTGGCAACGTAACTAAAGACGATCAGGGCAACTGTATCTGCGTCGAAGGCTTCATCAAGAACATCGACGGCGACTGCGTCGAGAGCACTGATGGATGCGATCCAGAATGCGAAGAGGATCAAGAGTGCATCGAAGATCCTGTGACCCCGGGTGAGTTCGTCTGCGCTGATGTAGAGCAGCCCCTTTGCTCCGAAGCGCAGTTAGCCACCCCTTGCCTTATTCCCGGTCAGGTTCATTTCTTCCAAGAAGGCTGCCCATGCGGGTGTCCCGATGGGCAAACTATCATTGAGATCGAAGGTCAATCGATCTGTGGAGTTCAACCAACCTGCGACGACGTAGAAGCGCCAGACTGCGGACTCGATGAAGATGGAAACCCAGTCTTCGCTATTCTGAATCCTTATCCCGACTGCTGGTCATGTCCAGAACCCGATGACCCAACTGAGGAAACAGAATGCCCATCGAGTGCACCGTTCCTACTGCCTAACGGAGCCTGCGGAACCTTCGAGGACATCTGCGCACTCGGATTAACTATCGAGGGGTTCGAATGCGAAGATGACCTATGCCCCCCGGGAGACGCACCTGTCTGCGCAGCAGGTGAAAAACCTAACTGCGGCGAAGAGGGCTGGGAATGCATAGACGAAGATGAGGAAGTTTTCACCTGCGGCCTCGGCCTCGAAGTGTACACGATATCTGAAGACCCTTTGGTGCAAGGATGTCGACCGGAACTGCTGGGCTCATGTCAAGTTCGGTCAGCTGATGGGCAGGGCATCGAAGCGCTAACCTGTGGAGCGGGTGATGTTCTTGTAGCGCTTGGTCAGAATAATTGCGAATGTCAGGATGCGTGCACCGCAGCGGGTGGAACGCGGCAGACGGCTGCGAATCTAGCTGCGGGTAACTGTCCTGGAGCCGCAGTTGGTGACTGCATCACCTCATCTACGATCTGCAATCCAGTTCAGGTAGTCGCATCGGAGCCTTGTGGGGGATCCTGTCCACCAGGTTTCGTATGCGACTCGCAAACGAATACTTGCATCAGAGTGTTCGTTCCGGTGATTCAACAGGCTTGCCCGCCGGGGTTCGAAGAAGTGATCGTAGATGGGGTGCGCGCTTGCAGGCCGGTCGTTGACCCGTGCGTACCTAGCCCGTTGTTACAGTTCTAAGCAGACAACTTGACACGAGTGAAGCGGACGGCTCTAAGCCCTGTCCTGCAAACTGGAAACTACGTCCGAAAGAACATCTGACGTCGTGGTGAAGATCTTGCCGTAGTCTAGAGATACGGATGTTTGTTCACCTGGTCTAAGCTTAACTCTCTTGCCCAGAACGTCTACGCCAGTGCGGTTAACTGTGGGCATCGTGGTGACCTGCTTATCTGGCGCCACGAGAATGCGGTCTCCCACTTCTGCTGACCTGATATTTAGACCCTCTTCGAGACGGTTACGGCCTCTGGTGAAGCCGAGGGTGATCGTTGAGTCTTCCGCATTCCAGGTATAAATTACCCCGATTCCGGCGAATGAGCAGGCGTGCTTGACGATTTCGCCGAGAGGTTCCCAGCGAGTGTTGAATGGGATACTTGGTCCGAACGCCTGCTCTTCATCGACGAGCAAGTTTAGTGGACCTCGCCGAGCGCGTCTACGTGGTCTGATAAGTTCGCGGGCGAGAAGATTAGATAAACCTTCAGTCGCAGTTGGAGCGTTCAGAGAGACACTTGTTACGCCTTCAGTGTCCACGATTCGAGCCGCAGGCCATCCCCACGCATCTTGAGCATGGATAACTATCCGCGTTTCAGGCTCTTCGGTGATCGGATCGAATCTGCCCTCGAAGGGGACAACTGATGTGTACTCAGTGAGTAATGCTTCTGCGTAAGCTTGTGCTTGCGTTCGTGATGTCAAGTCGTCTTTAGCGGTGTAGCCGTTGCCTGTGTTTCCGATCTCGCGGACTCCGAAGGTTCTGATCAAGTCTTCATCGATAGCGTGGCCTACAACTCGGCCTTCGGGGCAAGTTGGGTCCGACATACCCACTGTGATGACGTGGTTAATCGCGGCGGCTGAGTTGAATGTCCGGCGGCCCGCATCTGAGATGATGTCCACCGATTGAATCGGACCTATCCAGTCTTCCGAAGGCGCATCAAGTTCGTCACGGTGAATGTGTAGCACGGCTCCGGAACGGATACTTTCCCACAGATCTGACACTCTAAACTCATCGTTGACTACAAGTTCGACGGTTGCCCTTGCAGATTCTCGGTGCCGGAATTCGTAGTTGACTTCAATGGGGTTCTGAAGGATACCTAACTGCCGGAATGTCTGATTGTCTCTCAGCTGAACTAATGCACGGTCGTTACGCTTACGGGTAGTCTGAATGATAACCGGAAGCAGTGGGATTCCGGTGCCTGGCTGGCGTGCGCGTTCGCCAATTCGGTAGGTTGCCTGACTAACAGCAAACGACCATGTGGCGGGAGATGGTGCAGGGACAGCAAGGATGCGATACCTACGGATTGTCGGGTTGGCGGCAGCAAACGACCACGTGGAAGCCGTTGGGGTGACCGTGACGAATACAGGTTCTTCAACCTCAATGGTCGGGGTTGATGCTGCGAACGACCAAGTCGCAGGTGTCGGCTCAGCCTTGTGCATCCGCCTGATTAGCGGTCTAGCAGCAGTGAATGACCACGCAGCTGGCGTTGGGGTAACCGTGACTTCTGGTGACGTGACTTCAATTCTTGGTCGGCTAGCAGAGAATGACCACGTAGCAGGCGTTACTGGTACGCCGGCAACGGCACCGCCTGGATATCCTAATCTAGCCCGAATGGTTTCCCCGCTGGTGAAGGTTGACGCAACCAGATGGGTATCTTGCGTGGTGTAGGTTGCTGCCGTGCCTTGACCTACCTGGAATGTCGTCGCTGGCCTGTCCCACGTGATGTCGCCAGTGACGATTGTTGGCGGGAACTGGTCAATCGCAAGGTTGGGAATGGACGCAGCAAACCTGAGCGTGGTTGTGCCGTTCTGCACCATAAGTTGGCGAACAATGGCAGCCCGCCCATCGGGCGTCTGGAATGCTCCATCATTCAGCGTGCCAGCATTGTTGAACCAGTAACCAGTCCATCCTGACTGACTTCCTGCGTCAATCGAGAATGGATGGCCGCCTTCGCTTCCCCCGCGCGGGAATCTGTGAATACGAAAGACGGCAGGATTGGCAGCAAGGAATGACCACGTAGCCGCAGTTGGCGTGACGGTAGTTATTGGATGCTCGTCCGAGAACGTCAGTTGGTAGGTATCTGTTCTCTGAACGTGACCAGCAACAAGCGTTGCGATCTCAGCGCTGTTTGATGGCGTCCACGAATACGGATCGCTGTCGTCATCTACAGTTCCGCCTGCGTCTGGCCCGCCAACTGTGATGCTGATAGATCCGGCATTTGCTCGCGACCTAGTTATTACTAGGCCATTCGGATTGGTCTCCCACAGCTCGGTTAGGTCGGGGCCAGCAGTTCCAGTCGATGCGCTAGCTGTAGCGCCAATCTGAAGTGAGATTCTTCCATTCGTACGCAGAGAGAACCCGATTAGGAATGCCCCAACGCCTGTCGATACAAGATCGGCAGAAATAGGGTTGGTCCTGGAATCGAACAGCAGATTGCCGTTCAGTACCCTATTGGGCCTGTTTAGCTGGATGGTCTGCGTGGCCATTGCTTAGCCTAGGGGGTGCTTCCATTGATCTGTAGGGTTCCACTGTCGATGACCATTCCGTCGCCACCAGGAATAGCTTCACCAGCGCCGAGGGAATGTTCGGAGACGAATGCTCCACCACGGAAGAGCGTGAGGAATGTCGGAGTGATTTGGTTGCTGGCGTGCAGCTGGCGGATGTTGATATCCGCGTTGTAGGCAACGTCGCCGCTAGCTGCATTCGACCAGTTTGCTGCTGCTAACGTTGCCGACACGCCAGCGACGCGATTGGAGGTTCCTGCATTGCCCGGGTCGCCAGTGTGGACGTACATCGTCAAATCGGCAGCGACGATTGAATCTGCGAGCCTGTTGAGCTCAAGTGTTGAAAGTTCCATTCTTATGCCTCTGCTCTGTGCTTCAACACCCATTCTCCACCGCGAAGAATGAAGATGTCCCCGTCCCTACCTTCGGTAGAGACGTATTGCGCTGTTCCGGTTTCGCTACCAACCACAAGGACGCCAGAGACGATTGCAACGCTCCTGCCATTGAATCCATTTGGCAGTGGAGAAAGTTGCGTAAGGCTGGCTACTGCATTATTGCCAAGCTCGCCTTGCCAAACTGCATCTCCGCTACCGCCCCTGCGGACGAAGTAGAATCTTCCTGCCGATACATCAACTGCTAGGCCGTCTGACGTTCCGCCGATTGAAGGCCCCACCTGCGTTGAGTTCGTGCCGTCAAGGTCGGCTCGCCTGAGATTGCTAGCGCTTGGCTGGTAGCCGTAGATGTTATTGTTGTCGGCCCAGATAGCTGCTGGAGCAGTGATGCCGGCAATGCTGAATTCTTCCGACGGCTGCCTTGTGCCGTCAAGATCGAACACGAACATATCCGTACCACCAGTGGCACGATTGTTGCCTAGGATATAAATCCTGTTATCGTTGACGGCAAATCCCAGTGGCGTGGTCGATGAAGTTGCTTCATCAGGCAGGATTCCCTCAAGGCCAATATTGAATCCTGAATCGAGAAGCCCTGTGGAAGTTGAGTATCGCCTGACAATGTTTGCTGACGCACCAAAGAACTCATACGCGCCAGCGATGTACAGGAATGCTCCATCAGGAGACGTTTGCATTCCATAGATCCTTGACACCCCAGAGAAGTCAAATCCTGGAGCAGACAACGTCAGCATGAATGGCGTTCCATCTTGCGTTGCTGCTGGATCAGGAAGTTCTGATCCAAACTGAATGAAACCAGCTCGATCAACGGCCTGGCGTTCTCGAATCAATGCTCCAGCTGTATTGAATGGCTCGATGTTATCGGCATCGATTGTGAGCGCACCTGCCGGTACGAAGATGTAGTACAGTCCAAGGAATGACGCATCTGGTTGCGGCCTAGAAGGACTTGCAGATGCTGATGGCGCACCCGGGATTGTATCAACCGCAGTTCTTCTTGTGACTGAGTTGAATCTCAGCCCAACCAGATCAAAACGATTCTGAGTGGGGTGGGCTTGAGAAATCGGTACTGTCCGTTCGGATTCCAAATGCGCCCAAGAACGTGGGGACTTAGAAACTGCAACACCGGGCGAAAGCAGAACCGCACGCGAAGCAGGATTGGTTGGATTGCAATCAAGCCCCTCAGTGATTCCTGCCGTGTCCCAAGTCGCTCCCAATATTGCAGCCAACGTGTCACCTGGCAAATCCCGCAGGATTCCATTGGCGATGTCGCTATCGTAGAGGCTTCGCAGTGATCCGTCGGCCAGGTCTCCACCAAATGTCTCAGACATTGTTAACTCCCCAAGTATTCATCGAAGTAACCGATGCGGATGTTCTGACCCGGAATATCAGCTCCTTCGTGAGAGTATAGCAGCTGATTCGCCGTTTGTCCAGCGAGAAGAAAAGGCGGTGCTCCCGCTGATAAGAGCGGAAGTGTATTTGGAATGTCGTCAAGGTTAACGGCGAATGTTTCACCTGGAAGCACGTTGCGGCTGAATCGGATGCTGGAGCCAAGCGGGTCGCTTAGGTTAACTAGCGAAGGGTTTCGCGCTGGTCCCGGCACCGTAAGCACGATGCTGTGAGTGTCCGCGTCTCCAGCGTAAGAAATCTCGAAGAGCACACCTAATCTGCCATCAGATAACCTCTTCGGCATTCGCCATGGAAATGGGTTATCAAAGATGAGCCGCGATGCGGGAAGTTCGATCAGACGAGGGTTAGGGTCGATAAGGTTCGGATGATCAGAGCGAAAGGTGAGCGTAACCTGCCGCTGAAACGTCCCGTTAATCGCATCTCGTGGGTCATCTGCAAGACCGCTTACGATGCGAGATTGCGGCATGATGAACGTTCTTCCGTCCTCGCGCTCTCGTGTCAAGTTACCCTCTGGTAGTGCCCTCAGTCTGTCCATAGCGGCGACTACGACGTCTAGGCTGTTTCCAGCCACTAGAACCTCTAAGAACGCCTCACGGCCACCACGCTGCACGTTAAGCGCTTCGGAGCCGTCGCGACCAGCAAGAAGTGTTTCCTGAATATCTGGTCGGATGGAGCCGAAACCGCCATAGTTGATTACGGTGTAAGGAGCGGAGTCTAGATCAACACCGCCGTAGGTCCACGTCATGTTTAGAACTCCGTCCTGAACTCAGCATCGCCAGAGCGACGGGTTTCCCGGAGAATCTGTCGAAGAAGATCGTTTGTCGTATCTGCTTGCGGAGAGGTGAAAGATGATCGGCCGCGCTGCCTGCCAACTGGGTTAGCAGGATCGAAGTCTAGATTGGTGAACTCGAGATGTTGGTCCACCGACTTCAAGGCTTCGGTTTGCTGCTTAGATTCGGCAAGTAGTTCTCGAGTGAGCTCAGCGATCTCCACATCTTCTGCGTCTACTGGGATCGTTCGAGTGGAGATGATGTTACCGTGACCATCGAAGACGATCAGAGTGCTGCCAACCACCTGAACAGTGCGTTGAGCACTTAAGCGGCGTTCTTCAGCTTGCTCATCGGCCTCATCTCCAAGCCGGGATTCTGCGAATCCCAACTCACGCCGTAGCTGGGTGAAGTTCTGTTGGTCGATTAGACCGCCGATTACGCTACGCTCTCTAGCTGTGATATCGGAACGAGTTAGAAACGCACGTGCCCGGATAAGAAGGTCTTGTTCACTTGTAGAGAGTTCGGAAGGCGAATCTGAGGTGTCTTCACTAGCGTTTGTTCCAGTACGTTCCTGTCCATTACGACCTGTTACGCCTGGAAGTTCTACCCCAATAAGCCCCAAGATACCAGAAGGATCCGCACCGGCGAGAATCGCATCCCGATATTGGTCTACAACACCGGGGGCAGCACTGTCGGTGAAGAGACCTCGAATGTTCTCGATTGCGGCACCTTGAATGGCCTGAATACCCGCAAGCGCAGCAATCGGATCTTCACCGCTAACGTCGGCCAACTGTCTTGCGATACTTATGGCAGCACCGGTCGCAATGATGTTAGCTGATGCTTGCTGTGCCTGAACACTTGTATTGAAGAGTGAAACTGCAAGTGTATTCTGGTCCTCGGTTAGAATGTTGGTTTCAACATCTGCTGCTGCGACAGCCATCCGATATAGATCAAGCTGATCAGTTAGGTTCTCCGCAGAGTCTGCATTGTTGTCAGCAGATTTTTCTACCGCCTCAAGTGCTGCCCGCTCTTCTTCAAGAGTCTGAATACGAAGTGCAGCTAACCGAATCTGCTCGTTACGCTGCTCGATGTGAGATTCGATAATCGCCTGACCGGTCTTGTCAGTTTCAAGAATCTTTTCAGCTGCAATGTTCTCTTCTTCGAGAACCTGAATGAGATCTCGGTTAGCTTTGATCTGTCCATCAATTGCTTCAAGATTCTTGTCGACCTCAGTGTTGAGAAGCCCAATGAGGTTGGCGAGGGCCACAATCGGTGCAACGAGTCGACCTAGTGCTTCGGCCGCCAAGTTGATCGTATTCTGCCAGACGAACCCAACCACCTGCGCGATGCCGTCAAGATTAGTAGCGGCAGTCTCTGAGATGTTTGCGATACGGGTAGCGCGTTCGGCGGCGGCATCGTACTCAACACTGGATGCGGCAAGAAGCCTGCCCGCGCGTTCAGCAGCAGTACCTAGAAGTTCTTCGGCCAAGAACAGTCTGCGAGTTGGGTCTTCAACCCGACTAACGGCGTCACGGATGATCCGAAACTGTTGCTCCACCGGAAGCCCAATGAGGTCTTCAAGTCTCAACCCGACCGCGCCTAATGCTTCGGCGGCTGGCCCAGCTTCATCTTGCGCCTCACCCAGACGCAACTGCATCTCTCGAATGAGATCAGCTGCGTCCTCAGCAGATACGTTGAAGAATCCAAGTGTCTGCGCAAGCTCTTGAAAGTCGTCAATGTTAACTTGAGCAGCTTCAGAGAGTCGAAGAAGTTCTCTAGTACGAGAGACAATCGCAGTGCCAAGTGCGCCGATCGCGGCAAGCCCGATGCCGGCACCAGTAACGATGCCACCGAATGCAGACTGCGCTCGCTGCCTGAAAGTGTCAAATCTTCCACTAGCTTGATCTAGTTCAGAAGAATCAACATTTACATCGATGTCTACATCTTCACCATCAAGCTGGTCAACCTTACGCTCAACTGCATCGACCTCGGAGTCGTCTACATTAACCCTGAGGTCTGCATCAAGTTTCGGAGTTCGTCCACCAAATCTAGACATTGATACGACCCCTTCCAGTCAGCTGAGCAAGAACGTACTCTTGCAGAGGTCGACGGTTAGGTGGAATCCCATCGCGTCCGATGGCGCGAGCGATGACGTAGGGAGAAACGTCTCGAATACCTACTCGCCGCATCCATCTTTCGATCGGAGCCTGCGGTGGCTGCTTGGCTCCGGGGCGACGACCGCGATATTGGTAGACTAGATACGCGGGAACTTCTAGCGTCAGACCATTGCGAGTAGCCCGCGCACCTGGAGTGCGGCGGGCTAGTTCATGGAAAGCGTTCTGGGTAACTTGAGCGCTCAGTCGAGCCATTTTTGATTTTCTAAGTAGAGATGCACGAGGGCGACTCAAGCGGCCTCATCGCCCCCGCTGAAACAGCGGTCTCTTCGGGGACTCCGAAGCCCAGCCACTGCAGCAGTCTGCGGATGAATGGGTGCATTGTAACCACCCCCTTTCTCCAAAGAATCGCACTCGCAACATAGCCGCTATCCGAAGCGAGTGCGTGAGTCTTATGGAGCAGCGAGTCCGTAGGCGGTTCGGTCATCCTCGTGAACCGTCAAGTCAATCCGAATGTCGTTGTCCAGTACCTTTGCGGAACGCATCGCCATAGACCACGTAGCTTGCCCGGCAGCGTTCACCCCATCACGCTCAACAAGTGAGCCACCCTGATGGGTCACGTTGGCCGTGATGATCATCGCATATGGCTCGATGGGCGAAGCCATCCGAATGCGGACGGCGCGGAATTGGTCAAGCATGCGAGACTCAGCTTGCGCCAAGTCGGCGGCTTCGCTGGTCAAGATCGCGGTGCCGCCGATGGTCATTGTCCGACCAGAGCCAGCGATGTCACCGTAGTCAATCGGACCATCGCGTTCCTCGACTGGTGCCCAACCGCTAGTGTATCCGATGGTGATTCCCGACAGTCTGGAGCTTCCAGCAATCGGATTCTGGTTAGCCAGTGCATCGGCGAAGGAGTTGTGGACGCTCATAGTCATCGTGCGGTTGAGCAGACCGGCGATCTGAACATTGGGATCGGCGATGTTGTCAGTAAATTCGCGCTCAACCTCTCGACCGAGCTGCCAGTTCTGGGTAATCGCCAGCAGGCCACCCCCACCCTCTGCGATGTTCCATCCAGTGATGAACCCGTTCGCGTAGGCATAAGCGTGCGGCGAACCATCGGCTGATGCGGAACCACGGGCGAGAGAGAACGTGGAGATGTTCGGGATGCGGTCGGCGGCTGGCTCGAATGTGATGTCCTCGAAGTCATCACCAGCGCGCGCAACATTCGTTGGAGCCGCGTCGATCGATGCCAGCAGCCACAGAAGTGAATCGCGCATGTCGATGTCCGCTGCCAGTGGCAGAGTTGCACGGTCTCCAACTAGGATCGGCGGATACGCTGTTGGCGCCGCCGACGGAATGCCGCGAGTATTATCTCCACGCCAGAACTCAGCGTTGCGAGTCAGTGGGCTTGGCGCGTTGAACAGAATGCGTCGCGTAACCGCAACAGGTGCACCCACGATCAGCGCCGGTTGCTTGGCCACACCGAGTACAGTGTTCGTTCCGAGAATGATCTTTTCAGCCATTTGCCTACCTTACTCTCTTGAAAGCCGTTACAGAGATCTGAACGACACCCCAGTTGCCAGCTACACCGGAACCCTCGAAAGCGGAAACATCGGTTGTCGCGTTCAACGACAAGTTAGATACGTTTCCGCCTAGAGTGCGGTTGACTGGAAGATCGAAGCGATCAACGATCTCATCCATCTTGTCCCACAAGTCAGAAGCTACGAACGAACCCTCTTGCGCCACATAAAGTGAGCAGTTAAAGGTGTAGGTATCCTCTCGGCCACCAGCTTGGTTGATCTCGGGGGAAACTAGAGTTTCCACCAGCCAGCAGCCAGCAAGCGGCGGTGCGGTATCGGTGTAGATCGTTGGATCTGGCAGAAAAACAACTCGGTCTTCGCCGAGCACATCTGCAAGTCCGCCAGCTACATCAGCAGTTCTCATTCAATTAGCCTCGCTCTAGTGAAATACTCAGGAGCGGAAAGCCTGTACTCTGAAAGGATGCTAGCCATCAGACTGCGCGCATCTCGGGTAACTGACTTTGATTCGCCCGTAATGATGTTCGTCTCGTTGAACGCTCTGGGGCCAACGAGTGCTTGCATCGAAGCAAGGCGGATAGCTAGGTCTTTAATCGCAGGCGGAATGCTTGCCCAGCCCAGCTTACCTGTAATGCGGAACGTTGCAAGGTCTCCACGCCAAGTAAGGTCGGATCTGTTTACCCAGACAATGTTGAATGGGTGATCCGAAGGCTTACCCGCGAGGCGCTCCATCCTTGCCACTCCGTCGTGGATTTGCGCAAGGTCTTCAACAAGAACTTCACAAGTCTGCCGATCTCCAGTGTCTATGAATTGATCACCATGGGCGGTAAATTCATAGACTCTCAAGTTAGTGGCAGAAGCGTCGGCAAACTCACGCCCACAGTATGCGCGGATATGGTTCGAGACCGTTTCCGCTACACGCTCTAACTCCACCTGGGAAATCCCAGGTGGAGTGTAGTCTGTGGGCGTGAAGAATGCCGTCACTTGCGGTTCGCTTTCTAGGCGTGGTCGATGACAGCGCGGGCGAAAGCGGTCGGACGCAGAAGTTTCACTTCCATGTTCACGATTCCGCGAAACGCCATCTCGTCCTCTTCGAACCGGGCATCTGCTGAAGCCGAAACCTCAACGTCACCGAGAACGTAGAGTCGCGAGTAACCTGGGAAGTCGCCTGCAACTGCCCAAGGGCGATTCTGGTTCGCTGCGGTGGGCAGCGCCGGGAAACGAACGCTCTTGAGCACCGGGTATCCGAAGATGGTCCCGGGGCCAGCCGAGAAGATGTCCCGCAACGGTCGCTGGTTGCTGTCCTTCACCGTCTGAATCGCGCGCCAGTAGTTGGAGCGCATCAGAATGTGGGAAGCATCGGTGAGACCGTTGTCCTCGATCTGACCCAGCATCGCCTCAAGTTGCTCAGTCAGAGCAATGAGGTTTGCGTTGGTCAGGTTCTCGGGGTCGGCCAAATCCAGTGGACCAGCGGACTGCAACTGAGCCTGCTGGTTAAACAGACCACGGACCGTGACGCCACCGGAAGTTGCACCGTTGAAAAGCGTGTTGTCGATCTTGTCCGACACCGAATCGCGCATGTCGACCATGATCTCACCGTTGAGTGCGGACTCACTCATCAGTGCCTGATTCGAGACGCGACTTCGGATGCCGACGCGCTGAGTTTCCGCGTTCCGCAGAACCCACGCGATGTCATCTTCCACCAGCGATGCACCCTCAACTCCAACTTCGGTGGCATCAAACTGAGATGTCTGATCTCGGTACGAGAACAGCTTGCTCGAAACGTTCACCCGGCGGAACACTTCAAGTGCAGCTCGGCGGGCGCGCGGAATGCTGACGGTTTCCACGGCGGGTCGAGCGAGACCGATCTCACTCGAATCAACCGCACGCGTAATCCGTTTCTCTTCACCCTCTTCGGTGAGAGCATTCGCTGCGGGGCCGACAATGCGATCGAGTTCGCCGCGAAGAATGAATCGCTGAGTTCCACGGTTCTCGCTGACGGCGTTCTTCCAGTCCGAACCCTCTGCTTCCAACATCGCCTTCGCGTAGTTGGGAGTGCTGGGACCTTCGATGGCGTGACCGAGAATCTCACCGCGTTCGTCTTCGAGAGGCTTCCAACGAGTGGTGACCTTCTCATCCTCGGGCTTGGCGTCGTTGCCTTCGTCATCCTTCGGAGTGCGTGTGCCAGCACCCGAATCCGAACCACGGTTCAGTTTCTTCTCGAGAGTTTCAAGCTCATCGAGTTCCTTCTGCCGCTTTTCGAGTTCATCGGCACCGTCGGTGGCCATCTGTCGGTAGAGTTTGCGCTCTTCCTCAGACACCTGAGGGTCTTGTGCTCGATTGAGCATCTGCTCATTCGAGGCTTTCATTGCCGCGAGTTCCGCCCGCAGCTTCATCAGCTTATCCATGTTAGTTGCTACCTTCCCATGGATTAATCTTTGACAGTCGCGAGCGCAACTGTTCAAGTTCTTGTTCAGCAGTCGACTTCGTATCAGCGTCTGCATCCTTATATCGAGTAAGGGTGAACTCGCTGGTCGGAAGTTTCGACTGGGGTACGTATGCGGAATGAATCATCCGCACTGGATTGATGTGATTCCCGTCTTGACGGCGGACAACGTTTGAGTCCAGATAACCGAATGCACCGCTGAGCTGTCCCAAACCCTGCTTCTCATCTTGATCCATTCGGGTAATGATTTGTTCAACGCGGGGCATGTTGAACAGAACACCACGATGAATGATCTTTGTCAGATCAGATGAGTACTCCAGGCCACCCATACCGATGACCGGTGCCCTAAGCGGGTCGTGGGATGACGCTGGGTTCTCAGGGTAGGCGTGAACTGGGTACAGGTCACCAGACTTCACAGCTGCATCGAGAGCCTTCGCAGGAACGAAGTTTCCATCTGAATCTTTCACCCCGTCTTCGGCGATGACGCCACTGAAGCGGAGCAAAATCAACTCAGAGTCTTGAACCCGTTCGAGGATCAATTCATGTTCCATCTTGCGCACCTTCAGCTTCTGGCTCCACCATAGTCGAATCTTCGGGGTTTGTCAAGTCAGGCTCAGACTGAACCGGATTCAACAAGCTGTCAAGTAGTTGATAGCCGCTGGGTACGAGTCGGTCATCTGACAAGCCTTCATCATCTTCGCCGAGCGCTTCTGCCGCACCCTTCATGGTGAGCAGACCGTTCAACATCTTCTTGATAGCTAAGTCAGCTTTCTCATTCTCATCATCTGCGAGAGATGCGACCATCGAAAGATCGAACTCATACTCTCCAGACATCGAGACTCGGCGCAGCAAGTGTAGGGTAAGCTGCTCCGCAAGACCCCGCCAAAGTGGAATGAATGTCGACTCAATAGTCCAGTCTTTAGCAGACTCCAGACTGTCGGATGAAAGCGGTGTAGACTTGCTTCCTTCACGTGTGCCCACTAAAGACGGATGAAGACCGAAGAGCATCGGAACTCGCGTCTCCGCCAGCGCATGCTGATCCGGGAAGTTAATCTGTCGCTGAGAGTTATTGGTCACAGGTTGGAACTTGACCCTTGCGGGCATAGTTGCGATGCCACGGCCACCTGGCTTGAAAGCACGAATCAGACTATTAGTAATGCGGGCGACGACTTCCTTAGACAAAATACCCTTATCGCCAGTTTCATCAGCCGCATCATCAGGAGATACGATGCCATCGGTGCGTCCACGCTCGCGGGCAACGTGTGACGAGTAAGCAGTCCACTCTACATCTTCCGACAGATATGGAATCGCAGCTTCAAGCGGGGTACGCGAACCTGCCTGCCGCGCGAGTAGCGGATCGAAGTGCTCCAAAGAGAATCGAAGATGGATGATGTTGTCAGGCAGTGCATCAATGTGTCCGACGCCAACGTCCGAAGTCGAGTTGTACTTCAGACTATACCGGGCGTTCAGGTCATAACCTCGAATTCGTCGGCCGATGGGGTCTCGCACTGCGCGGGTCTCTAGCGGATCCAGGTACTGAATTGCCAACGTGATTGGGTCAACGAACAGATAAGCCTCGTTGAACGTCAGCAGATCTGCACAAACCTCACCTAAAACGAGACTCTTAGTGAGACCGTTTCCAGGTGGATCCAGCGGATCTGAAACCCTGCGAGTCTCAACCCCATTAGAGTTGACCACCCGCATCCTCGGCTCCGTGGCCAGACTGCGAACACGTTGGCGACAAGCAACGACCAGATCATGGCTCATCACTTGATACAGATTGAGAGAAGACGGTGGATTCGAAACTGGGGGTGCGTAATACTGTTCAAGTGCACGTTCCCAGGCATGATCTGTTACGCCTGTGGAGCCGATAACTGGGCCATCAGATTGCTGACGAAAAAGGGTCTTCCAGTTCATCAGGCTGCCTCTTCCATTTCATCCCACTCTGCCCATGCTTCCCAGGCAGACTGCGCACCGCTTGCGATGCCCATAGCCCAATAGCGGATCGCATCGCACGCGTGGTCAAACTTCTTAACCGGACGATCTCCGATGTAGTTTACATCCCAAATGTAGCTTCCGGCTTCGGCAAGCAGGTTCGGAGAGTGAAGAGTAATCCGAAGTTTCTCTTCGCGACAAAGGTCTTCAACGAGGTTGATGCCCTTCGCGACCGTGTTGTTCGCCTTCCGCACTACACCTTCAGGCAGAAGACTCCGCAGCTTCTTGATGAAGTCTTTCGCACTGGGGTCCACGAACAAGAGCTTAGCGCCAATCCGGAGATGAATATCTGCAACACGTTCCGCATGCTGTTCAAGAGTGCGACTCTCTTCGTAGTACTCACGGACAGTCTCGAATGTTCCATCTTCATTGCTCCGCACCCATTGCACTGCCGTCGGGTTCGCAGTTCCGAAATCGCATCCGCCGTTGATCTCGCCATCTTGGAAAGTCGGAACTTGCTCAACCATACTCTCGAAGCACAGACCATCTTCGGCTGCCCAAGTTTGCTCCAGCAATCGCTTCTTGCGAGCGCCGGAAAGGGTGTCGAGCTGAGTCTGGTAATATTCCTCAGAGATGATTCCTGCACTCACTGCATCAACAAGATAAGCTTTCTCGTAGATCTTATTTGCGAACTTGGGATCATCGATCCAGTCGGTCTTCAACCATGACATCGGATGGCCGGGGTTGAAGGTTAGAAGCATCTTCGGCACTTTGGAGCCGCGCAGCCGCGACACCAACATCTCCATGAAGACCTTAGACATCAAGGTAGCTTCATCGCATCCGGCGGCAGATGCGGTTAAACCTGTAAGCGGGTCTTCTGAACCCTTCTTACTTCCACCGAAGACATGGAAAGTGTTCCCCAGCAGTTCAAGTTGGTTCTTCGAGGTGACCGTATGCGGCTTCTGTCGAAAGAATGCCAAAGACTGCTTACGGAAATCCGGTAAGACGTTTCGAGCAACCGCTTCAACCGTCTGGCCACCGAACACGAAGTTGTTTCCGGTGCCGAGAGTAGCGGCAAGTGCGTGCGTCGCCAGACCTAAACCGAAAGTCTTGCCAGATGCGGCATCGCCTTGCGCGAGAAAAATCCGCCCGTCATCAGGATTAAGTGCCCATTCTAGCATGGACTCCTGGATGGGGAGAAGCTTACCCGCTGGAATCATCAATGTCGTCTGTTCCCTTGCTGTTGAAGAGCAGGTTACCGAACATCGCGCGAGCTTCCTCAATGGCAGCCTCATCGCGGTTCTCAGGGTTCAGTCGCAGCAAGTACGCGGCTCCACGAAGTGTAGCACCGTAGTCGCCGGCGAGGAATGCGGCCTGCGTAGTCTTGTCCAGCATCTCAACCGGATCGCAAGATTCTTCAAACCCCGCACCCGTCGACCAAAGCGAAAGCATCACGTTTAGAGCATCGCGGCGAGGGCCGAGCAATGCAGCGGTCTGCTTCGTGTCAAGATGGAAAGCTTCCTTCGAGTCCTGGAAGAGCTCAAAGTACTCGCGAACGAAGAAGTCGCGATCTAATGTAGGCACCAGTCGGGGGGCGGGCATTTCCGGTTCGGGTTCTGGCTTCGCAGGTGGCCGACTCGGTCGTTCTCTAGCCATGAGTACGCGCCTTCATTCCACGATAAGCAGAGTAAACGTGCTCCATCGATTCCCCAGATTGGCTCAGCATTTTCCACGCTTCCGGTTCACGCACCAAGGTGACACGGCGGAATCGCTCATCTTCATCCACGAAAGAATCAAGAAGGAAACTTGACACGTCGGCTGCGGTCCGCAGTGAGATCACCGGAATCGTGATCTGATTCTTGCGTACCCATTCTTGCACCGAAGCTGCACCATCTCTGACGGCGGCCACCACGCCTCTCAGGTTTGCGCAGCTGGCCACCCTCAGAGTGTCTGTACACACGGGGGTGAACGCTTCGGGAACAAGGAAAATAACGAGATCTTCCTTGATCTCGAACTTGTGGGAAACGACGCGCTGATGCTTCTCATCCCACCAGTATGCCGTCTGGCTACTCGGTTGCGTCATCTGACACCTCGAACGTGAGCATGTAGTTGGCGAGTCGGACCGGTCGGATGGCCCGCACCGGAACTTCGATGCGCGGCTGACCAGCCATCTCCACTACTGCGTTGATTTGGTTAAGGAGATCAGTCGGGTCGATAGCGACCCACCATCCGCTGTCGTCGGACTCGATGAGTCCGGCAACAGATGCGGTGATGGTGACCTTGTCGGGAATCGGATCTTCACTGTGGCCATAAATTGCGGTTTGCGCATCGGACATCTTAGAAACTCCTGATTTCCGCAGATCTTCTCCGTCTGCGACAACTGTATAGGATGGTTGCCGTAATGTCAAATCGTCGTCTCACCTCAGTTCATGTTCGGTTCTTTGACGCGCCACTTGCGGACTCCACGTTCTCGATGATCTCCGCGAACAATAGTTGGCAGAGCCGCAATCTTAACCTTGTCTGCAGTACGGAGATTCTTCGATGTCTTTTGCATCTCTCTGAGAATCTGATCTTGGTTCGCCCGAACACCTACCCCATTCTCCGACAGATATCGACGAACATCAGAGACCCAGACAAATTCACTGTCATCGTCTGACATCTCAAAGAGTTCGTTGATCACATCTACAACAGCGCTGGTGTCCCATTCACGTGAAGCACTTTCCTTACCGTAAGTAGCTTGTTCTTCACCAGCAAGCATCGCCGGACTTTCGGGGAAAGCATTCGCGGGGATACGACCGGGGACGAACCCATGTTGCTTCGCGATGTTGTAAAGGAAACCGAGATCAGATGCTGCATACTTCTGATACAGAACCTGAACCTCAAACGGACTTCGTCCTGTATTGCGGAGCCGAGAGTCTGGGAACTTGAGAAAGATCAGACGGTCTTTCAATGCCCGAACCTGTTCAACGTCCAGACCAAGACCGATCTCATTAGTGGTGAGACAAGGAGTTCCACGCATGAACATGTTACCCTTGCCGCCGCCTTTAACTTCGTAGCGCACTGGCTGAGCATTCGGGCCGACACCTGATTTCAGCTCGTTGATGCGAGAGTAGAACTTGCTGGAGAGACCGTTCTTTGAAACCTCATCTACGAAGATGAGTCGACGACCTAACCATTCGGCGCTTCCAAACTGAGCGCCGAAGTCTAGCTCGCTAATCTGATACGGAGCCTCTCCGTGAACCCACTGAGTGTACATGACCGACCATGCGCTAGTCTTACCAGAGCCAGGCATTCCAAGGAAGACTGAGCCGGTGTAAGGAACCCCGGGATTAAAGACCGCATTCGAGAGAATCAAGAGAAAAACCTCTACGTCCTCTTCAGTCCACGGATCTTTTTTCGCAGAGGTCTGCTGATCGATAAACTGCTGGAGTATCGGGGACGGAGCAGTCGAATCCAGATCGGGCACTGCCGACAGACTCCATGTGAAAAACTCATCTAGCTTTCGGATCGAGAGTTCTCCAGTTTCCAGATTCAGCTTGTGATCTATTCCACACGGAATCTCGTGCACGTAGGGATTCTCTTCGGTGCCGACGAGAGACAAGTTGATACCGAATCGATACTTGTATCGCTCAGTGTGCTCTAGGCTTCGCTGGCCTTGCGATGCGAGGACCAAGTTGACACCGTTAAAACGTTCTTCGACCAAACTGAGAAACTCTTTGGCCAGATGGGTGCTCATTCGCATCTTGTGAGCAGCAGCAATCTCAGACATGCTCTGCTTCACTGTCTTTTCCTGAATAGGTGTCCACAGACCCTGGTCACGCTTCAACGTGTACCACTGGTCTTCGATGAACGCCACCTTAGCTCCAGAACTTGAACTGACGTCGGTGAGCCCGTGCGGCCCAACGATTTTCTCTTGAAGAAGCAGACCCTTTCCATCAGAGTTGATCTGTGGAGTACCAATGGTCTCCAACGGATCAGTGCTCCGCTGGATAGTTGGTCGCTTACGGCGTGCACGCACCGCAGCCTGTTTTTGTGCCAGCGCACTTCGGCGATCAACGGCTTCCCATTTGTCGTCATCGCTGCCTGACTCGATCTTTCGATCTTCGCGCGAAATCTGAGCCTGTAGCATCTTTTCTTCGACACCCAGCTCATGATCCATAATGGATGCAACGGAATCAGTTTCATTGCCGCGCCAGGAGTTAAGCTGATTAAGCTCTCGCTGCTCAGCCTCTTGGTCTTTCACCCTAAGCACTACTTCGCGCTGCTCAGGCTCCAGTGCGTCGATCCACTGACTTTCGGTCTGGCCTTGGGGCCGAGCTGGGAGCTTCATCCCATAGGTCTTCAAGTTATGAGCGTCAAGCTGCTCCTGTCGCAGTTGATCGGCGACAACTTGCTGGGCAGGTGTGAGACTTGCATACCAACCGTGATAGCTCTGAGTTCGCGGACGTTCTGGTAGATCGTTAGCGGTCATTAGGATGCTTTCTCGTTCAGCGCATCGGAGAAGTCATCGAATGCCCATTCCAGCAGACCGATGACTACGTCGGTCTTGGTGGAGTCGTGGGCTTCAGCTAGTTCTTCGATGCGATCTTTCCACTGTACGGGGATAAGCATCTCAAGGCGCGCTCGGTCTGGTTTCCGCTGGAGCGTTGGTCGGGTTCGGGTGGTCATCCTAGTTCTCCTTTTTAGCCTGCGATGCGAGGCGCTTAGCTTCTTGCCGCACATGTTGGGGGGTATCGTACTCATCCAGCATGCCATCCAGAAGCTCGATGATTCGGGGCCGGGCATCCCACATTTCTGAGCGAAGCAGTCGGGTCATCCCGATCTGAACCAGACGACGGTAAAGAGCGTCACGAGTCTCGGCATCCGCAGTGTCTAAATTGGCCAACCTGTTGCGAACGTTCTCCAGAATACCCTTGCGTTCTGCGCCACCGTCTGGTGCGTACTCGATGCCGTAAACGGTCTTGTGATGCATCTCTTGGATGTCTAGGGCGGTTACGTAACTCAAACTCATCTTAAGAACCTTTCTCGGTCTCGGCTTCGGAGCCGAGTTTAGATTTCCTGCGTTTCGGTGTAGTTCCCGAAACCGTCGATTTCACCCGAATGGAAACGAAAGTAGTTTCCTGCGGTCTTTTTCAGGGTGGGGCGACCGCGCTTGTTTTTGGTGACCATCTTGCGTCCGCGCTTGTGAAGTGGGAGAGTGGTGAAGGGGTTCGGCTTGGTCTGGGTCTTCATCAGTGCTGGCCTTTCAAGTGCTTGCTCTGCGGTTTTGGTCGCTCTCTCAGCGGCCTACGGCCATTCTACAGGAAGCCCTATACGTATGTCAAATCGTAGGCAGACCCGTATAAACGTAGAACGGCCGTGCGACCGACACACTCACACACCACGTACCATTACTACCGTATATTAACCCCCTAAATACCTGGACCAAATCTTTTAGGATGAACTTACTACGTGTGTGTGTGTGTCAGTGTGTTACTCGAACGGCCGTTCTAACGCAGATGCGCGCACCTGCTCACTTAGTTCACCGGCGGCACCAACGACGATTTGACAACAGACCGCATACCTGCTAAGGTTGTCGCAGACGGATAAAATCCGTCCACCGGATGAAGTACTGGAAGTCCTTTCGATGCTTGCTCGCTCTGAAACCTCCACCAGTGCTTCATCCGGCACAAAATCTCCCTCCAAGAAGCGAGCATCTTACCGCCTCGTCTCAACTGTAGATGAGCTGGACAAGACCTTTGTCCGCAACAAGCGGATCAAGCGAATGAACGAGCAACGACTAGGAGCGAAAGTCTAATGGGTATTAAGATCGTTCGGACAGTTGAAGACCCGAACGCTGGTCCGACTCGGCGGGAACGGGCGCTCGACAAACTAGGTGAGCGCGAGACATGGGGTTCGCTGACCGGAATCGTGGGAACCATCGCAATCATTGCGTCGGCTCTCTATCTTCTGGTGACGGGGAATCCGAATGTGTCAGAGATTCCGTATCTGGCGGCTTCTCTCTCACCGTTCATCGCCTCGGCGCTTGCGTATGCAGGTGTTGGAGCGGCTCAGAAGCGTCGAGTTGAGAGTGATCACATTCTGATGTCGTCAGTACCAGAATCGGCGGGGGATCCCGAAGCTGGTCAGTTTCATCAGGACGTTCGGATGGAAGAGTAGACATGACGCCTCTTCTCGTCGACGGCATCAAGTTCGTTGATGTCACCAAAGGTGGAACCGAGCGGTGCTGGAACGAGGCTTACAGCATTCGTCCAGCACTTGGTTTCATTCATCATTTCATTCAGGGTGGCCGATGGTGGATTGGAAAGCCTGACACCGGCTGCAACGTTTCCTCTCACTTCACGATTGACGCCAACGATCTTGAAGGAAACGGTGAGCTCTGGCAGAACGTTCCGCTCAACCTCGTAGCGTGGACCAACGGCGGAATCAATAGACCTACCTGGCCGCTTGTCAGCGAGGTTCCCTTCCACTACTCGAAGCGTAAGGGTCGAAAGATTCAAGACGGCAATCGGCCTACCTTCACTTGTGAGGCAGCAGGGTTCGTAGTTGTCCCTTACAGCTACTCAAAAGAAAAGTGGTTAGGTCTTCCAGCCGAAACTTACCACGTCTACGGTGAGCACAATGTTCCCGACAAGTTCGGCCGAGCAATGAAGGACTTCCCCGAGCATCTCATCGCTGCTCAAATCGAATGCACAATGGCCACGTTCGATCTCGGTCTGATGAAGTATGACCCAAGCGAAGAGACCATCACTGGCCACTTCGCTCTCGACTCAGTTAACAGACCGCATGACCCGAACATGCATTGGCGCGAAAAGTGGCTGCCCCACATCATTAGTACGGTGCGCGGCAAGCAACCGAAGCTTCCCGACTCTTCTCGCATCGCTCGCGCTGAAATGACCAAGGCGGAAGCAGCAGCACTGGAAGCTAATCTCCGGCTCCGCAAGCGTATCGAAACTCGCAAGGATCGTGAAAAGCGGTTGACGCTAGTCGGAATCGACCGCCGCTTGCAACGTGTTGAAAGAGTGCTGAACTAATGAGCCGATGCTTCACCTGTAAGCTTGTCTTCCTCGGCAAACCAGTGCTCTGCGTTGGCAACGACGAAGCCTGCCACGGTAGGCATTTCTGCGTCAACTGCGCTTATCTTCACCGACATGAAGCTAGGTTCGCCTAATGCCGAATACACCGTCTACAGTAGTCTGGAACAAGGCCACCGGGAATCTTGAATTCCTGGACGGCGGTGTGTTCACCAAAGATCTCATCGGCGCATACGTGAAGCACATCTCCAACCGAGGTGTGATTACTCTGCAGCTGGCTGATGGCTCCGAACAGGTATTTGAGCTAGAGGGGGTTGCGATCACGGGGCCAGGTGGAGTCGCGATTACTTCCATCAGTGGAGACCCCATCATCTTCGATCCCGACACGGGTTCACTGATCATTACTGAACCTGAGGTCGACGACTACGAGGTGCTTGGCCCTCAAGATGTTCGTATAACTTCTATCACCGGAAGCGGTGTCCAGATCGACGCCCAGACTGGTGCAGTAACCATTGATGCGCCCGTGGCTCCGCAGGCGGCAATCTATCAGCGCATCGCAGGTCTCCTTGACCCGATTGCCGTCGCAGTTGGCGATATAACGGCAGACCCTAACGTCTCGTTCTACACCACATCACAGGTTGACACAATTGCCGTGGCGCCGGAAGATGTGTCTGCGCTAGTTTTTCCACTCAGACCATTCTTTGGAGTTCCCGAATCTGAGGATCCGCCGACGGAAGTCTTCATCGGCGAGAATCGCGGGGTGAACATCTTCCCCGCATTCGAGGAACAAGCTGGTCTTGTTTCCGTTGGTGGTGTAGACTATCGTTTCTGGCTGGGCCGCTCAGTTTGGGATGAAGACTCAGCAGGCTGCATCTTAGATCTGGTGACTCAACCGTCGTTCTCTCCACCTACGGTACAAGCGCTTGAACGGCAGATTGCCGCACTGAATGCGCGGGTCGCAGCGCTTGAGCCTCCACCACCGCCTCTTTGGTATCTCGCCACGAGCGCGAGCAGAGTCTTTACCCCAGCTCGAATTCTTGCTGGCGCTAGTTCAACTAATCGGACCCAGCAGGTTCCCATTTATCCTCACGGAGTAGAGAATGCTTATGTTGGGGTTTGGGTACCTGATTCTGCACCAGACTTACAGAACATTCAAATAAGCGGATTCGGTCAGATTGGAGCTTACGAAAAGCTGGATGACACAGTCACCGTCAACGGTGTAGCCTACAAGGGGTGGGTCTCCTATCGGCTTCTGCGACCCACGCTTATCGGTACAGACATCACCATCATCTTCCAAGACTAACAGCGGTCACCCAGTGTGAACGGATCGAACCATGTTCGGAATCTTCAAGTTTCTCTTCGGATACTTCCCGGCAGAAGCCGAGATCATCAAGCTTACCGACGCTAAGTACGGTGAAGCACTGCTTTTGTTCAACGGGACTAAGATGGACGATGCTCGCAAGAAGCTAGTTTGGTGGATGATCAAAGAGGACGTTGCCCGCGAAGCGCAGCAGCGGCGAACCGTTGCCATG